GATCCTTCCGGTCACCATGCTGGTTCCGGCCGCCGACGCGGGCGGGCGGGCCTCCAGCTACTTCTCGCTCAAGGGCGCGGAGCGCGCGTTCATCGTCGTCTACATGAACCAGGGCAACGCCGCGACCGTCGCGCTCGCCGTCAACCAGGCGACCGCCGTCGCCGGCACCGGCACCAAGGCGATCGGCGTCACCCGCATTTGGACGAACATCGACGCGGCGGCCGGCGCCGCCTACTCCAAGGCGACCGAGGCGGCGACGTTCACCACCGCCGCGGGCGTGGCCCACAAGATCGTGGTCTTCGAAGTCGGCCCGTACTGCATGGACGTGGCCGGCGGCTTCGACTGCGTGAACGTGGTCACGGGTGCCAGCAACGCCGCGAACATCACGTCGGCGATGCTGTACATCACCAAGCCGAAGTACCCGGGCGCCACCGCACCGATCAGCCCGATCGCGGACTAAGGGAGAGCTGAAGATGGCCTACCCCAACCCCGCAGCCCAAGACGCTCAGGCGTACGTCGCGCTCGCGCGCGGCTTCCGCGTGGACCGCGCCTCGGCCATCCTGCCGGCGACCACGAGCACGACCTACTTCACCGTCGCGAACGGGCGCGTCGCCTGCTTCTTTCTCGGCGAGGTCACGGTCGTCTTCGACGGCACCGTCAACTCGCTGAACCTGACCCACACGCCCACGGGGGGCACGGTCGGGGACATCTGCGCGGCCGCGGTCGTCACCAGCAAGGAAGTCGGCTGCATGCTCGGCATGTCCGGGCTGCCGACCGACGCGCTGACGATGACCACATCCTCGACGCTCTTCCGGAACGCGGTCGTGCTGAAGCCCGGCGCCGTCAAGCTGAAGTCCACCGCCACCGACACCACGGGCTCGACGAAGTGGACGTGCTGGTACATGCCGCTCGACGAGGGCGCGACCGTCGTCGCCGCCTAAGAGTGATGGGGCGGGGCCTCCGGGCCTCGCCCCGCACACGAAGCCATGAACTACCGCGACCTGATCGGCGAGCCGTACAACGCTCGACTCACGCTCACGACGCCCGCCGTGGTCGAGCCGGTCGAGATCGGCGACCTGATGGCCCACTCCAGAATCGACCCCTCCGAAGACGGCGGCTATCTGGGCGGGCTCATCGCCGCGTCTCGTCAGTGGGTCGAGCAGTACACCGGGCGCCAGCTCATCAACGCGACGTGGACACTGACGCTGGACGGTTTCCCGGACGATGACATCGACCTTCCGCGCCCGCCGCTCGTGTCCGTGACCTCCGTGAAGCACTACGACTCGGCGCGAGTTCTTCAGACGGTCGCCGCGGCGACCTACAACACGCTCACGTTCGCCGGCCCGGAGGCGCCTCCCGGGACGCTCGAGCTGGCGACCGGCTACGCATGGCCGTCCGTGTACTTGGGAGACGGGGCCGTGCAGATCGCTTTCGTGGCCGGCTACGGGGCCACCGCCGCAACGGTGCCGGCGCAGGTCAAGCACGCGATCCTGCTCCACGCGGGCGAGCTGTACGAGCGCCGCGAGCAGGTGGTCGTCGGGGTGAGCACCACGCCCGCTGCGATCACGGTCGAGCGGCTTCTCTGGCCGCTGAGGGTCTGGTGATGCGCGGCGCCGGGACGCTCGACAGGCTGATCCGCTTCGAGCATGCCGCGGAGACGACGTCCGCTTCTGGCGAGGTGTCCCTGACGTGGGCGCTGCTCGTCGAGGTCTGGGGCTCGAAGGAGCCGCTGACGGGGCGCGAGCTGTTCGCGGCGCAGCAGGCCAGCGCTAAGGTGGACACCCGCTTCCGGGTCCGCTACTCGCCAGCGGTGGACGAGGTGAGTCCAGACGAGACGTATCGCATCATCTGCGAGGGGAAGACCTACGACATCACGTCCGTCCTAGAGACCGGGCGCCGCGAGGGCCTCGAGATCCTGGCTGAGACGAGGGCTGACCAGTGATCGGGGGCAAGTGGTCCGGGGTGGACGGCGCCGCGGAGGCGCTCGTCGCCATCGCCTCGGAGTGCGCCCGCGATGAAGTGGTCGCGCAGGCCATGCTGCAGGTGTCCCGCCCGATCGCCGCAGAGATGGGGGCGGCGCTGTACTCCCGCGTCCGCCGCGTCACTGGCGAGACGGGTGCCTCGATCGAGGCCGCGCAGGTGGAGAAGGGCGACAGGCCCGGGATCACGGTGGTCGAGATCGGGCCGCGCAAAGGGTCAGACGCCGGGTGGAAGGTCAAGTTCTGGGAGTTGGGGACGTCAAAGCTCCCGGCCCGTCCGTTCATGCGGCCCGTCTGGGACGAGCATCAGGCCACCTTCTCGACGGCGGTCACCGCCGCGCTTGGGAAGGCCTACCAGACGCTCGCCTCGCGCTTCACGCGCCGGCAGGCGAGGGCCTCATGAGCGCCGAGAGCAGCCTCCGCGCCGTCCTACTCGCCGCCCCGGCGGTGTCCGCCCTCGTAGGGACGCGCGTCTACCCGATGAACCTCCCGCAGGCTCCGACGCTGCCGGCGATCGCGTTTCAGCGCATCTCGGCGGTGCCGGATCAGCTCCTCGGCGTGGAGAGTTGGCGGGTACCGATCCGGGTGAGCCTGAGCCTCTGGGCGACGACCTACGACGGCGTGCGGGCGCTCACAGTCGCCGTGGAAGCGGCGCTGCGCGGGTACTCGGGTAACGGTCTCCGGCTCGTGCGCCTGCTGAACATGACGGACGACTACGAACCGGAGACGAAGCAGTTCCGCGTCATCGCGGATTACAGGGTGATTCCCTCAGAAGGAGTGAGCGCATGAGTCTCTCGACGAACATTCAGGTCCAGGTGTCGGGGCAGCTGGCCTCGACGGTCGGGCTGCAGGCCGCGCAGGCGGCGCTCAGCTACTCGAAGGCGATCGCCCTCGCGAGCGGAGTCGGCGCGAGCCAGGCCGACAAGATCTACACCGCCTCCTACGCGATCGGCACCGGCGCCACGCAGTCGATCGACGTCTCGGCGGCCCTCACCGACGCCCTCGGCGGCACGTTCGTTCCGGTGAAGCTGAAGGCGATCCTCATCTACAGCCAGGCGGCGAACACCACGAACCTCACGTTCCTCGGCAACGCCAACAGCGTTCCGATCCTGAACACCAAGGCGACCACGATGACGATCCTGCCAGGCGGGCTCTTCCTGCTCGTGCAGCCGCCCCTCGCCGGGATCGCGGTGACCGCGGCCACCGGCGACATCATCGACATCGTCAACGCGGCCGGCGCCACGGCGAACGTGGACGTGGTCCTCGTCGGAACCTCGGCGTAAGGCCCCGGAAGAGGAGATCAGAACATGGCAGCCACAGGCGACATCGGGTATCAGGACCGGCTGGAGTACGAGTCCGCGCCCCTCGGGTCGGGGGTCTGGAACACCGTCTACCAGGTGCGGTCCATCACGTGCCCGAAGAAGAGCACGAAGAAAACGGACTTCACCAACCTCGAGAGCCCGAACCGGACGAACGAGTACAAGCCTGGCTTCGGCGAGTACTCGCCCGCTTCGTTCGAGGCGCTCTACGACCCGACCAACGTCATCCAGGGGCAGATCCTCGACGACGGGAACACGGGGCTCCAACGGAACTGGCGCATCCTGCTCCGCAACAGCATCACGCTCGCAACCGAGGAGACCTGGACCTGGCTCGGCCACGTCGGCGACTCCGGGCTCGCCAACATCTCCACCGAGGAGGCCCACATGTTGACGGGCTCCGTCGAGGTGGACGGCGCCATCACGATCACCTAAGAGGGAGGTCGAGGTGCCGAATCCGCATCGTGGGCAGACGCCTTTCCGGGCGCTGGGCCGCGAGATGTACCTGGTCTACGGGACCCGGGAGTTGGCCGAGGCGTGGTCGGCTCTCGGGTTTCGGAGGCCTGATCCGATGGCCCCTCCAGTCGCGGAGGAGTGGGACGAGCCACTGCACGATTCGACTGGCGCTCCTACGCTCGACGAGCAGGGCCTGCCGCGCTTCGTCCGGCGCCGTGGGCTCGTGGACGTGGCGACGAGGCAGCAGCGGGTACAGGAGGCGTTCGACGCCTGCTTCACCAACCCGGAGATCCCCGCGCGCCGAACGTGCGTCAGGGTGGGGCTCCAGCGGTGGGAGAAGGAGGTCGGGGCCAAGCTGAGCGGCGACGAGTTCGAGGCCCTCTGCGACGAGCTCGGACTCGACGGCCTGTCGTCGCTCCACATCGCCACCTTCGTCAACTCCATCCGGGTGCCGCCGGCCGAGGGCGGGGAGGGCGCCGACCCAAACGCGCCGAGCGCGGTGGCAGCATCCTCGACGTCGAGCGCCTCTTAGGGGAGGCGCTCCGGTGTGGACTTTCACACGCCGAGTTCTGGGATCTGACGCCGCGCGAGGTGGTCCTCTACGTCCGCAGCTACGGGCGTCGTCTACTCGACCAGCTCGAGCTCGGGATCGCTTCCGCCTGGCACGGGGCCGGCTTCGCGAAGGCCGAGCGTCTGCCGGATCTCGACAAGGTGCTCACGCGGACGAAGCGCGGCGGCCGCCGCCACGATGCCGCGCTCACGGCGAACGAGACGCGGAAGTGGCGCTCGTTCTTCGCGGCGCAGGAGAAGGTGACGCCGAATTGACCGAGGTGCCTCGTGGCTGACGTGATCGGCAACCCGACGATCCGGGCCGAGTTCGACGGGACTGCGCTCGTCGCTGGGGCGAAGGCCGCCGGAGCGAAGCTCAAGACGACGTTCGAGGAGAGCAATCGGACGATCGAGGCGGCGCAGCGCAGCGCGAACAAGCGGATACAGGGGCTCATCGGGCAGATCAACGCGGACAAGCCGCGGCGTCAAATGTTCGAGTTGGGGCAGGCCATTCAGCAGATGGGTGGCGTGTCGAAGCTCAGCGAGGGACAGGTCTCGCGGCTGCGCGT